TATAGAGCCTATACTCCAAATGCTGGAAAACATGAATTATAATTATGCAGGAGAAGCTAAAATTGGTGTAACATATAATGTTACTATCCCTGAAGCCTCAGACATTTTCAAAGCGACCCCATTGCCGTGGGCTTCAGGAAGGAGTTGGGCGCAAGGAATAGAGACGGGTATATCGGGACTTGGCTACTTACTCAGAAAAGAGAAGGGTCGCTCAGGCAAAGCTGTACAATCAAAAACCAAAGTGAGGTCTGGAGGGTTTCAAAATACCCAATACATTTCCGCTTTGATTAATAAATATAAAAAACAATTTAACAACATCAAATGAAAGAACAATTTGTACATACGCTTACCAATTCGTTTATGCTCTGGTTTGATCATTTTTTGTCGGAAAAAGGCGAGGCGTTTTCAAATCAAACAGGAATTTTCTATCATACCCCAGATGGTTTTTTAGATGATTCTTATGTTCCATTCTCTAGCCCCTACAAACAATTTGTGACAGACTCATCAATTGTTGGAGCAACCCTACCAACAGGCATCACAGGAAATTCTCACTATATTGACTACGACAATGGTCGAATTGTAGAAACAGGATCTAACTATACATCAAGCTCTGCAATCACAGGAACTTTTGCAGTTAAAGACTTTAATATCTACTTCACAAACGAAACAGAAGAAGATCTAGTTGTAGAAAACAAATATGAAGTTAATTCCAGAATCCCAACATACAATGAATCTGGAATAGCTCCATATGATCAAGTTGTACCAGCGATTTTTCTTTCTACAGCAACAATGCAGAATGAGCCTTTAGCATTTGGGGGAGAAGAATGCACCAAAGTCCGTGTAAATGCTGTAGCCCTCTCAGACGACCCATACAAATTAGATGGGGTCTTATCAATTTTCGGAGATTCTCACAACGAGGTATTCTATCCAATACCTATGAGTGGGCATCCTAACAACGAATATGGAGACCTAAAAGACGGCACATATTCCTACGATACGCTATCTAGCGCGTATAGTGACAACAAACCTTTTTTAGTAGATACTGTAACTACTTCAAAATTAACAGACAAAGCGAGGAAGTCTTTAGCTAATGATCTTTATGTCGGATTTATTGATTTTGATATACAAGTTCATAGATTTAGGTTTTCTTAATTTCATAAAACATCAAAAATATTGTAAACATTAAAAAATAACTTATTATGGCCAGAAATAGAGTAATTTATCAATCGGAAGCTCTTTACGTTAGTAAGAACGCAGGTTCTACTGGCGCAAATGAACATGAACAACTTACGCGAGTTCAAAGCGCGAACTATAACTTCACAATCAACAGGCAGGATGTCAACGAATTCGGGCAACTCGCTCGCATCGACTCCATTGTCATGGATGCTCCTACTGTTGGTGTGGATTTAACTTATTACCCAACAGATGGATTCAATGAATCAGCCTTGGGTTTTTCTACTGGATCGGGTGTGCAATTCGCTTCGGGACACTTAGTACAAGACTCTGGTAAGAACATATACATCACCACTGTTGCTGAAGGCTCAGATGCAGCTGGAACTGACGGAGACGGTTTAAAATCTGTTATTGGTTTGGGTAATGCATTCCTTACTGATTACACTCTAGATCTTTCAGTTGGTAGCTTACCCACTGTTTCTGTCGCTTTGGAATGCTCGAATATTAATTCAACCGCTGACGCAACTCTTAGTGGATCAGGAAGTCACTACACTGGTATTGCATTACCATCTGTAAACATCACTAATGGCGATGTAATTGTTGGAAATGCAGTTCTTCCACAAACGGTACAGTCTGGAGAATCTAATATTACAGCTCTTCGACCCGGGGATATTACAGTTGACATCGGGGCTTTAGATAACTTTGCAATCTCGGATATTAGCGGAGGCAACGAAACTATCCACGTTCAAAGCGCCTCTCTTAGCGTCCCACTTAGCCGTTCGCCAATTCAAAGACTTGGAACTCGTTTCGCTTATGCTAGAACTGTTGATTTCCCAGTTAACGCAACATTAAGTGTAAATGCGATTGTGAATGAAGTAACAGCACAAAACCTCTCTACCATTATCGATGATGCATCGTTTAACAACATCACTCTTACTCTTAAAGATACTAATGGAACTGCTAAAATGATCTACACCCTTAAAGGTTGTAAGCTAGATAGCGAAAGCTTCTCTTCAAGCATTGGATCAAATAAGAGTGTTGATCTGACCTTCTCTACTCAAATTGGAGGAAACAATGATACTGAAAACGGCGTTTTCTTAGCGGCCAATGGAGCTGACTCTAAGGCATTCTCTTAAAGCTAAACCCTAAACCTTAAATAAAAAGGGCGGTAGAAATACCGCCCTTTTTTTATGTATAACGTTTATTTAATATTAAGTATTTACACTACCAGTGAAAATTTCCCCATCGATACCACCCACTTGTTGAGGCACAGCCTCATAAATATTATAACGTGCCACTAAATCGCCTAGTTTGTCCTTAGAATCGTTCGCAAGCCCTCTATAGACCTTAGACACCTCATTACGGTTAACGAACGTCACAGACGATTCTCCGTCCTTTAAAGACAGTATCTTATTATCGCTAGTTGAAGAGGATATACCCCTCAACGCATTCCTAGACTGCTTTCTATAATAACTATGTAAATAAAGCTCCTTATGAATAGACTGAGCCTCAGTGTCTAGATCAGCGCTCGCGCCACTAAAATCTTTATAGATTAAGTTATTCAGTTCGCCCAAGTTATTTTCTAACCAAGCTTGAATAGAACCTGATGTAGCAATACCTGTATCGCTATCAAATTCGTCTGTAAAGATATTGGAGGCTAAATTGCTAATTACACTCATGCCTTATGTTACACTATTAATTACCTTTTTTCTTGGAGTTCTTCCTTTTAGACCATTTCTTTTTGACTTTTTCGTCAGCATTTACTTTACCCACTGACTTAATCATATCTTGGATCTCTTCAGAAGCTTCAGCAAACATAGGCTTTGGAGCGGATATAGGTAAGTTTTTACCTTTATAAGATCTAAACTCTTTAAGGATCATATCCTTTAAAACTCTAGTTGGGTAATTTGGATTCAACCCAACCTTAGAAGCTAAACCTCTAAGTTCGGCTTTCCCATAAGAAGCGAGCTTTTCCTTAAGCTCAGCCGTAGTTTCTGCGCCAAAATAATTGTTCTGGCCATTACCGAATGATACGTTCTCAAAATTGTCCATACATTATTATACACAATATATAGAAAAATAAACAAAAAAAAGAGCCGCCCCCGAAGGAGCGACTCTTAAATATTAATTCAATAGTTGAATTATGCAGAAACGATACATCCGACAAGAGCGCGATTGTCAAGAACCATGCGGCCCTCTTCAAGCGATCCGAAGTATCCGATCTTCTGCTGGCGAATGCTGTACTGATCATCAGCGATGAGGTTAAACTCACCACCAGAATCTTCATCAACAGCAACAGCGCGAATAAGGGACTCACGGGAGCGGTCGATACCAACAACGAGATCGTCGTTAGTAGTGAACAACGCAGCTCCAGTAGAAGCACCAGATGCTTGAGCGGCATCGAACACGTTAGTGAACCTCTTACCGGCTCCAAGCTCAAGGATTTCCATGATGGAGATACCGTAGAACTCAGGAAGGCCAGCGTTGTTGTAAACGCTCATGCGAAGCTCATCAGGAGCAGCAATACTGGTTTTAACAGCTGATCCAACAGGAGCGGCGGCAGTATTGATTGGATTGTAAGCCATAGCACGAAGCTTTTCAACAACTTCTGGAGAAACGATAAGGTCAGTAATTCCTTTAGCGGTTCCACCAGCAGGTGATCCACCAAGGAAAGAAGACTGAATACGCTTAGCTTTAGTCATAAGCTTGTTAATGTCGTCAAGGACGAAGTTCAAGCCGCCATGACCGTTTTCAAAAACGTGATCAACACTGTTGGTCGAAGCCTCAGAAAGCGCTCCCATAATCAAGCTAGCGGAGGTAGTCTCCTGCTTAGCAAGGATTTCCTGAGCAGCACGGGTGAAGGTCTTAGAGACAACATCCATGCGGGACTTAGCTGCGTAACGACGGTCAAAGCTAACAGCGGTATCAAGACCGTAGGTAGCGATTTTCATCTCGGACGCAGTAGGAAGCACCTGATTGGTAGGAAGGCCACCAGCATGAGACTGGCTGTAAACCTTGATGTAATCTTCGTCATTGATGTCATGATAGAGATCAAGAGGGATCGAAGGATTGTCATCAGCGTTAAACTGAAGCGTGGTGAAAAGGTTAGAAAGCGTAGGAGCTTGATTGATAACCTCTGCAAGCACAGGTCCAATAAACTCAGCAAGAGCTACTTGAGCTTCGTAAGCGACAGTGCGGTTACGGGAAGCCATAGCTTTAACCAACTCGATTTGTTCTGGAGTTCTTTTTAAAGTGATTTTCATTTTTTAGATTCTTTCTATATTAGTTGAATTTAAAGACAAGGTACTCACCAGCAAACTGATCGGTAACACCGTTTTGAGAGGTGCGGCTACCAGTTCCAAGAATGGTTCCAAAGCAATTACTATCAGTAGGATTGCAACCAGTTACGGTTCCACCAGCAGAGGCCGCAAGACCACTTCCGATAGCAAGATCGCCACCAAGAGCGCCTTGGAAAGCGGAGGTAGCAATAGTGAAGATGCCTTTAGTGGCGATAGGAACAGCCTCTCCGGGGAGAGCGGCCTGAAGTTCAGCAGCTTTTTGAGGATTGTAGAGAAGCTTCTCTCCATTTTCGTCAGCTTTAGCAGTCTGAAGAAGAGTGATACCGAGAGGCACATCTCCAGCTACAGCTGGCTCGACTTGAAGGCTTACTTTTGGATACTGATTACGCCCAACAAAAGGATAATCGGTTTTTCCAAGATAGCTGTCTGTTTCATAAGCGACAGGATCAAGAGAGAAGTCACCAGCAGAAACCTTCACGAAAGTTCCAGCATCGCCAGAACCTGCATCGGTTGTGTTATCGAGTACCATGCCGTCAGCGACTCGATAGAGATTAACGACATCGTGGTCGTCATATTGTCTAAAAGGTAGAATTTTTAGTCCCATAATATTATTTTTAGTTTAAGTTAAGAAATTTCGATGTTCTCGCGAGAGAACGCTTTTTTAAATTTGTCAACGAGATTCTCTTCTTTAGAAGCGAGAGCCTCGTTATTGTTTGAGATATCAGCGTCAACTTGGTGTGCATTGTCGAGAGCTTGCTCAACATCAACTTCTTCCGAAGTATTAGCAACACGCTTAGCAACTTCCTCATCAATACGAGCCTGAATTTCAGCCTCGAAAGCTTCTTTATTAGCTTTGCTCTTATGCTTCCAAAGCACTTCAAGCTTATCAGAGTAAGAAGCGAACGCTTCTTCAGCCTCGTTAAGAGACTTCACTTCTTCAGCAAGGAATTGCCGATCTTCATCAGATAGTTCGAACTTAGAATCAAGTTCGTCCATACGCACATTGAAACGAGCGACAGCTTCTTCAGCCTTTTTCTCATTTTCAAAAACGTTAATCCGATCATTCGCTTCGGTGAGTTTGGCTTCAAGCCCACCCACAGATGCTTTAAGATCTTCGTATTCCTTTTTGACAGCTTCCTTTTCGCTCTTAAGAGCCTCTGCTTCCTTCAAAAACTCTTCGTTCTTTTCACGAATCGCCTCTGAAAAAGTCTGAGTCATGGAAGCTACAGTCTCCTCACCGATTTTTTTCTCGATAAGAAGATCCTTTAGTTCGTTAACAATGTTTTCCATAGCTATGTTATTTTCTTTTGTTACAATTTTTTTATCTTTTTGTGAAAATTTATCTCGATCACTATCTTCTTGATCTTTGTAGATACCTTTTACATCTGCGGCTGGATTAGAAGTGAAACCTATACCCAACGGATATATCTTTCCAGTAATCAATCTATAAATAGGTTCACCTTTATCAGTTTTACCAGAGCCGCCATAAGCTTTCAAGAAACCGTTCATCTCTTTAATCTTATGAGGGTCTGATATGATTGTGGCTTCGTTAAGCTTACCGCTTCCTACCGCCAAAACATAATTAGAGAAACCAACCTCCCAACTTGCAGATATTTTTTTATAATAAGATTCGTCTTCAGGATCAGTTGATCTTTCTAGAAGTTGAGCAAACTGTTTATTTGCCGACTTATAAACCACAGCGCCTAACGCTATATTAAACGGGTCTTTCTTATTTTCTAATTCTTCATTAGATAAAATTTTATTAGAGCCGTAATCGCTGAAACCAGCAGTAACAATATGCCCCACAATCTTATCTTTATTATGCTCTATATTAGTGGGCTTATGTATAAACTGATCGTTATACTTTAAAGCGGTGGCGGTATCAATACCGTCACCGTTTCTATTAAACACATTAACAACAGCAGCGTTAAATGATACACCCAGTAGGTCTACATTCTTCTCAAAGTCAATATTTTTGGGGACTAGGGAAGATAGCTCACTTAGAGAAGCCTTAGATACAAACTCATCATCCACTTGATGAGCGAAAATTTCAGATTCAAAAGTGGTTGTGTACTTATAAGGCATTTTACTTTTTCTCCTTAACCTCCAGTTTTTCACCTTTTGGATCAGACTCTTTTTCATCGTCTTTGGATAAAAGTTTCTTTTCAGCAGCCTCAGAGTCTTCTTTACTGATCTTTCCATCCTTCTTCATCTTTTCGAGGATGACTTTTTGTAGCGCGGGTGGAAGTTGCTTCTGCTTATCAGTAAGCTCTCCTTTGCTATCATCCATTATCATAGCTCGCATCTTATCATACTGAACAGCACAAGCAGCATAAGTATTCTTTTTGTCCATACCTTCAGTGTCCGTAAGGGCTTTATCATCAGATGCACACACGCTCATATAAGATTTATACAAACCTGCTTCTGAACCGCTATACTTACTAGCGATGGATACTTCCGCTTCCCCATTTTTAAAACTAACAGTTTTCTCAAGGGGTAATTCAATGTCTTCTGGATTAATTTTCATGACTATGGTATAAAATTGCTGATGGATAAATTTCTAAGTTATGCTTATTAGCTACACTTAAAACCTCGTTCATTACATTTAATTCTTCGATAAGTTCGAAATTATCAATACAAGCTTCAAGGGTCTGATTCCACTGTTCACGCTCAGAAGCGCAAATAATCGATTCACAAAGCTTGGTGACCATCTCTTCTTGTTGCTCACTCAACTCGTTACCAAACTTCTCTTCAGCCCTCTCTCTAGCTATAGAATTAAAAGCTTCTACAGCATAAATGGTAGATTGAATGCTTGTTCTAGAGTATTCTGCGTTAGAGAGTTTTGGCTCATCTACTGTAGTAGTGCCATGCGGTCTACCAGCAGCTTCAGGAGTTTGAGACTTCTCAGAGATTTCGTCTTCAATCATTGGCACTCCACCAACAATAGGGTTGTAGAAACCTTCTTTCCTTTGTTTGATAAAGGCGCTTTGAGCAGGAGCGATATCTTCCGCATTCGGAAACTTGCCATTATGGAACATCTCCATTCCTTGTTGAGGAGTAAGAATACCAAGCTCCATAAGGCGGGTAGAAACACGCATGAGCTGAGTTTCATCACGCATGTCGATATCCTTCATTGTGGCAGTTGGATATGACTTGAATCCAAGACTATTAGCGATACGCTTGATCTCCTTCTGTAAGAAATCATTCAAGAAACAACTTCTAGCTTCTTTTAGACGGTCAATAAAGATTTGGGCTTTAACTTGTGTTGAATTATATTTCTCATCTCCAACGACAATGTTTTGCAGACCTTGCTTGATATCATCATTGAGAATCTGATACTTTGCGGGTCCAAGAACTTTATTTAGATCTGGAATAACGAAATCAGCTTTAGTGGTGTAATCTGATATTAGAACCCGACCGACACTCTCATTCTTGAAGAGGTGCTGCATTGCGTTAATGTTATTGGCGTTAACTCCACCTTTCTCAGGTTCAGCACCCATAGTGATAAGAAGAATAACATTCTCAACAGTTCGGGTAATTGCTTGATCCATTTTTTTAAGCTCAAGCTTAGCATTGATATCTTCTAATACGGGGTATCCAAATGGTATTGCAAATGGCTCATAATCTTGTTTCTTATAGAAAGAGAAGCTAAGACGTTTGGGGTCTAATTCAATTTTGATTCCATCTGTGTAGTATGAACCATCCTTGATCAGCTTCTTCATCTCAGGGTCTAGAGAGTCATAAATTAACTGGTCTTCTTCTGTAGATGGGTTCTGTAAGCGGGAAAGCTCATACTCAGATAAGACTTTCTCATATGCCCCAACATTAAATGTGGTAGCCCTCTTAGATACAATGTCGAAAGGGTTTAGTAGCACATACTTGACTGGAATCTTATTAGCGGAAGGATTAATAGAGCCAACTTGATTCATAAGTCGAGCATAATCCTCCACGTTGAATTCCCCATCAAATCTATAGACAAAAATATTACCACTACGATAATACTCACGGAAGTATTGATCTTTTAGGTTTTGAAGGTTAATCCGCTTAAAGAACTGTTGGAAGAATTCACGACTCTTCTTTGTTCCTCCCTCTAAGTAGATTTCAGTGTTCGCAAACTCAGACATAACGTCCACAGCGTTTCTGAATACAGCAACGTTGGCATAAGCTTTCTGGCATAGCTCGATCCCTTCACGAACATTTACGCCATCAGCAGCATACTGGTAAGGCAACATACCCTTTCGTATGCTAGAGAATCTGTCGATAGTATTACTTACTGCTGAGCGATTGACCCTTGTAGCGTTTGAAGAGCTAGCCCTGTTAGTTCTAGCTGTAGACACACTCTTATACGAAGCGTCTGATGTATAAAATGATTCACCCAGTAATTCTGGGGTGTATGATTCTTCAGAAGCTTGGCTCATAGCTAAATCTTCCAAGTTATTGTTTTTATTAAACTTTTTCCAATAGTCTGATTTTTTCGTATACTTCCTAGCCATTACAATATTATATTACACGAAAAGTAACTTTCTAACTTTTAAAAGTTAAGAAATAAACATTGGGGTGAATGTTTCTGTAATATCGGAGTCTTGGTTATCCAACATGTCGAAATATACATTCATGCCCCAGTTACCTAGAACCAAAGCGGAGTAGGAGTCTTTTCGGGCTTTGTCAGCGCCCCTCTGTTTACGAAGGTTAGGGGGTAGATCAAAACTTTGTGTTCCTTGTGGAGAAGTGGTAACTTGGACTAAAGCGCACTGGACTTTTATAAGATCCATCATATCTCTTTGATGCTCTACAAAGTCAATCATCTTGGCTCCTTTGTTTTTTTCTTCGGCATCTTGATTCCTCAAGAACTTCAAATTATCAATAGGGATATTAGCTTTTCTCTGCATATTGTAGTTGTCATCCATAGCAGAACCAGCGAAGTATAATCTTTTGTGATCGAATGCTGATTGTAAACTCTCATTAGCGAAACGAATCCATGTAGAGCTAGGTTTTCTTAAAAACACAAATTTTCTTGATGATTTGTCTATTGCGTTCTTGAGCTTCCTAATACCTTTAGCGTAATCTTTAGGGTTATCTAAATCAGCGTCCACCGTATCTATTTTTAAATTTAATTTTTTAAATATACCACTCTCTTTACACGCACTCAAAAATTGAACACCTCCATTGTAATCGCCAACCACCATTTCAATATTGAAGTTAGTCAGTAGATAAGCCATGTATCTAATGTGAGTTTGTAGGTTTGAGCCAGAAACGGCGTAGCTATGCACTACAATGCCTTTTCTCGTCTCTGGGTGGATCTTTATCAAAAGTATCGCGAAATCGTCTGAGCTTTCACTCTCGGACCAAGAAGGGTCAAATGCGAGGATATATTTGGAGGCGGGATCTCCAATCACCTCGACACACTGCCCTTCACCATCAGGAAGAGTGCATGAAGCCATTTTACTGACTTTGAAATATCCAGAACTATCATCTGTGAATACAGCGCCAAATTCTCGGTCGAACTGAGACTGACTCATTGTTGATTTAGATTGATTAATCAAATTTTGATCATACAGCTGTGCAGGGGCGCAATCATAGCTAAAATGCATAATTACCCTATGAGCGCCATCTTGTTTATTCTCATTGATGATTAGGGATTCGTATTGTTGATAAAGCTTAAACAAATATTCAAATTTATACGATGCAGAGGATAAACCAATAATTTTGTTATTTGGCCATCGTTTTCTTTCCTCTTCGGTCATTTCACCCTCCGCGATCATCTGGGTTTCTAGATCATAGATCTCTTGGCGTTCAGTAGGGTTCTCGACAACAGAAAGGAATGGCATAATAACCTCATTGAAGATCTT